AGAGGTGACTGATTTTTTAGTAGATACTTCCATTTCTTGTAAGTTGTTACCGGCACTCATTTGTATACTCCGAATAAAAATCTTTGATTTATTCTATATTTATTTATAAATTACAGATTTGAGAGATAATCATTTAACAGTTTAAGTTTTTTCTGCTCTGACAATCTTCTCTGTTTTGCATATGACTCAACTCTTTGTCTTGTCATTTCTGCTGCTTTTTCTTTGAGAATTCCACCTTCCCAAACCCATTCCTTACCTTCCATAATTCCTTGGACAAAAGCATCAGGAGCAGATGGGTCAGCAACAATATCTGCTGCAGTTGCTAACATAAAGTCATCTGCAACATATCTAACACCATTCTTTTCTACAAGAGAACCAATGCCTCTTGAGGAAACTCCAAGTTTTACTCCTTCACCAAGAAGAGATTTGGCAATATTTCCCATTGGAGTATCAAGAATTTTTGCCTTACCAACAAAATTATTACCTTCTGCAGTAAGAGAAGTAATCATATGTGATACTCTATCCAGATTTACAGTAGGACCATCTGGATGACCAAGTTCTCCAAGAGCACGACCATTTGCAATAAATGTGTCATGATATCTCTTAACTTCTCTTTCTAAAATAGTAAATGGGTAACATCTACCATTTCTATTTGTCACTTCTGCTTGAAGAAATGGTCCTGTAATGTACAGAGATTGTACACCATTCTTTTCTTCAGTAATAATTTCTACTGATTCTATCTCTTCTGTGATAAGTTTCATTTGTTTAGTTTGTAAATCCTACTTTATTGGCTGGAATAGCAGAAGTAGCCCAAACAACATGGGATGCTACTTTTTCAAGAAATTCTACTGAACCTGCTGGCATAGCAAAATATGAAGTAGTTGCAGTACCTATTGCAGTAGAAACTCCAACTGTTACAATCCCTGCAGTATTGTTATATAATCTGACCACAGTTGCATAAGAAATACTGGTAGCAGCCCCAGCAGTTGTTCCAAGATTTACTTGGGTTTCTATAATTTTAGTTCTTTGCATTATTCTTCTGTTTCTGATTGGGAACTGCCAAACATCGCCTGTGCAATTGCTGGTCTATATGAATTGATTTTTTCTGCTGATTTAGCGTATAAAATTTCTTTAATTTTATTAGAAACTGCTTCTGCAGAATTATCAGTCATTAAGATATCCAACAAATCATAATCTGGGTCCATAAAAAATCCTCAAAATTTATAAAAGTATTTATATTTCTGCTGCCTTGGTATTCATTCTTGTTGCAGATTTTGCCTGTGCATCAGTAGCAGCACCTTGATCTTCTAATCCTGGTTCAGTGGGAACCATACCAAGTGACTGCATTTGTTGTTCTGTAGAAATTGGTAGAATTGGAGATCCAGTAGGTCCAATTGGAGGATTCTCTTTTGGATTTGCATAATCTCCTTGCTGAATCTCTTTCTTAATCATCTTATCCTGATCAATAATTTCTTGATCAGTTTGACGCAGAATTCTTCTTCTCACATAATCTTTAGAATAGTATGTGCCAATATAAGGTTGAACTGCTGCTGCAAGATTCAATCTTTCATTCATTAATTCAGTTTCTTTAAGTTCTGCAAAATGACTGTCATACAGATAATCATATTGAATATGATCGCTAAGTTTTTCCCAATCTTCTGGGGTTACAATATTCTTAAGAATCAGTTGCGTCTTAAGCATATCATGAAATAAGTGGCAGAATCTCTTTCTCAATCTTCCAATAAACTTACCAAACATCAGTTCATCTCTTAAAATTTCAGATGAACGACCTAAATTAAATCCACCATCAGAGGCAGTTCTTGATTCTGGAACATTCAGTGCTCTGAACAGTTTCTTTTGGAAATAGTGAACATCAGTCAGTTCACCAAGATTTTGTCCTCCAGGAAGAGTAGTGATTTCAGTTCCACGACCACCTTCTCTTCTTGGAAGCCAGAAATCTTCCATCATACTCATAAATCTCTTGTCATCACGCATTTCACCAGTGTTGGCATCATAAACAAGTTTATTTCTATACCTGTTCATAACATCACGAAGGTATTGTTCTGCTTTTACCTTAGGAAGATTTCCAACATCAATATAGAAAATTCTACGTTCTGGAGCACGTGATAATCTATAGATGACCAAAGCATCTTCAATCATTCTTAGTTGATTGAGAGCTTTGATTGCCTTGTGCATGTATGACAATGTAAGTTTTCTGTTCCTATCTACAAGACCAGAAGTTACAAATGTAACAGCATCTTTTGCTATTTGAATTCCTTTACCAGATGAAGCATGTTTTTGAATACTTGATTCTGGAAAATACATGAAGTATTCATCAATTTCTGGTTCAATAAAAGCATCTCTATCTTTTGAATCTATAGTATATGCTTTACCAAGTTCTTGACCAGTCTTTCTTTCAACCCTCATAAATTTAGTTTTGAGAGGGTCAATGTTTCTAATATCTTTGATACCTTCTTCTGGGTTCTTTAAGTCAATAACTTTGTGATATAAAAGACGCCCATCAACATACCAATTCCTAAAAATTTCATGAGACTTTTTATCAAAGTCCATTAAATCTTTGATATATTTAAACTCATCTCTGATAATTTTTTTTAATGCATCACTTGCATTAAGATTGCTTAATTCAATTTCGATTGGAGAATCATTTAAGTCGCTGATGATTGCTTCATTAACAACGTTTTCAATAGCATTATCACACTCAGGGTGTAATGCCATTTCACGATATCTTCTAATCAGGTCATACTCATTTCTGAATACACCTTCAATATCTACATATTGTCCATAAAAACCACTGGTGATATAATAGTCAACCCCATCCTCGTTATTCTCGGGGACGGGGGATATAGCACTTTTAGGTAATTTAGGGTCCTCTTCAATAGAAAATCCAAAAAGTTTTGGCATAGTATAAATTTAAACTGTAGAAGTATTTAGATGATATCTGAAGCACCAGTTCCAGTCTTTGCTTCCCACCACTGAACCTGAAGATCTACTGTAAATTCTTCAATTTCATTCTCATTATTGTATGAAAGATCAATTGCAGAAACTGCAGTTGGGAATACACCATGAACAATATACTTTCTTAAAGTTTGAATAGTCTTATCATTAATTATATTTGGTGGAACACCAGGACCTCTTGAAAGTTGAGCAACATTCATATCAGCCATGTACTCTGATGGGTTGATAGTACCAGATCCATCAGAAGCTTTGGTGATATAGTTAACCCATCTCTCAAAGAAACTTCTCCATTTGAAGTCAGTGTCATTGATGACTGTGATGGTCCAAACATCAAAGGTTCTATCTCCAGCAATTTTGAGAGTTCTTCCTCTGAATGGAACTGGAATTTCAGTGATGTTTGATGCAGGCATACCAGCTGCCTTAATTAACATCAGATCTCCCTCATCAAAAGTAACACCAAGTTGTGAGAAGATTGAGTTAGTTGCTCCAGTTGAAGTTGCAGTGGTGCCAGGAAGACCACCTTGCTCTGATCCAAAACTTACTTCAAATAAGTTACTGCGAGCACCACCACCCTTTAATTTTGTTTTAAAAGCATCAATTGTTCTTTGTTGAAAAGTAGCCATTTTAGTTTCTCCTGATTAAATTAAACTGTACCTACAATGGATTCAAATGAAACCCCAGTTCTGGTAGCAACAAAGGTCAGACCAATGAAGTTGATTGATCTTGCTGGCTTCACATAGATATCAGCAATGAACTCATTTCTGTCAATTACATCAGGGGTGTTGTTAGTTTCATCACAAACTAAGAGGAAGTCAGTGATACCTCTCTTGATTTGAACATCTCTCAAGTATGGTTCAACAATGTTGATGAAGTTTGCTCTTGTGGTTGCATCATTAAACTCAAAGAGTTGAGCATTTGCTGCACCCTTGATTGCTTGCTCAAGAGTGATGAACAATCTTCTAACATTAATTCTATCAAATGCTGACTGATAAGACAGTGCAGTCTTGTCTCCAAAGAGAATAATACCTGATCCAGGAGATGAAATGACTGGGTTGATTCTCTGTGAATAGAGTTGATCTCTTGCATTTTGATCTGGATTGAATGCAAGTTTAATTGCATACTTGATAGTTCCTCTTGAACTTCCTGCTGGTGAATACCAAGGGAATTGCTCAATGTCAGTTCTTACACAGAGACCAGCAACATCGCCAGAGCAAGGAATATAAACAAACTGTTGATTAAATCTATCATAGAGGTATTGATATCCACTATCAAATACTGCATATGATGAAGAAGTCAGTGGACTGAAGAATGAAAGGACATTTGCAAGTTGAGTTGCTGCAGGAGTTACATTGACAACTAATTCTCTGCTTGGAGAAATGAATGCAATACAATCTTTTCTTGATTCTGCTATAGAAATCAAATAGTTTGCTTTTGCTTGCTCTTGCTCTTTTCCTAATCTGGTGCTTCCTTGCAATAAGAAGTTTAGAGGAACACTTACATCATCTGCAAGATAATCATAAGCATTAGTAAGATCTGCTAATGAAGCTGCAAATCCTCCAATATTTCCTGTTCCACTATAGTCAAATCCACCAGACAGAGAGTAGGAAACATTTCCAATGGAGTTGAATGTTACACCTTCAGCATTGACTCCCCATACACCAGTTGTGGTATTTTGTGGAGTAAAGTCTGAAGTAAATTTGACTGATACTGGAGTGGTTCCCCAATATGCATCAGAGGCAT